AAGACCTCCTACAACTTATATCCGATAAAGTATCGGTGTATTATCCAAAAACAAAACAAACATTCAGAAACGGTGACAAAGTAATGTTGGAATATTATTATTTTCCACATCAAAATGTTCGTACCTATAAGATTTTATCTGGTGATAAATCGGATAACATTGATGGTATTTCCGGACTTGGTGAGAAAACACTTATAAAGTTTTTTCCTGAGCTACTTGAAAAACCGGTTTCGATTACCGATATTTTAGAAAAGGCGGAAATCTTACTAAAAGAGAATAGAAGTAATAAGACCTTACAAAATTTATTATCGGGTAAAACAAGAACCGGGGTTTATGGAAATGAATTTTTTGAAATTAATAAAAAAATTGTAGATTTGTCAAATCCTTTAATAACTGATGAAGGAAAGGAACTTGTTGAATTATATTATAAGGAAAGTTTGGACCCCGATGGAAGGGGGTATAGAAACCTTATAAAGATGATGATGGATGATGGGTTCTTCAAATATCTACCTAAAGTTGATGACGCGTGGGTTAATTTTGTTAGACCCTTTATGAAACTAACAAGAAAAGAAAAAAGAAATTTTAAAAACAATTAAAACTATGAGAGACCAAGATTCGGTAAAATTAGAATTCTTAATGATGGTAAATGATAACATCATTGTGCAAAGATTTTTTAATGTGAGAGAGTTTAACAATGATGCTAAAAACTCATTGGAACTTTATGAATTACTTCGTGAATTTAAAGACGATATTCATTCACAATTATCATTAAAAACCGTAACGTATATGACGGACAATATGTACGAAATTATCAACAATCCTAACATCTTGGAAACATCTTATATTGATGGACCTGAGTACTTTAATATTTTTATTAAACAAAATGATGTGACAATTTGTCATAGACAGGTGGATGCTAAAGTATACCCTCCAAAGGTAAGATATACTGTGGATGTCCGCCCACACCTAAAAAACTTGTTGATAAACTTGACTGACATTTTTTCATCAAAAAATTTAACAAAAAAATATCTAGAGGTTAACCTAAGTGTATAGTATTTATTAATACACTAAAAGAAAAATATATGGCGTCAAACAAAAATTTCGAGTATCTAGGTAGTACCTTTCAGATACAATTATTAAACCAAATCATTATCGATAAAGAATTTTCAAGGTCAATTATCGATGTGATGGAACCAAATTATTTTGAGAATAAATACTTCAAATTAATCATTCAAATGATTAAAGAATATTATTCAAAATATGAACACACACCAACCTTTGACACCTTAGAACAAATCACAAAATCTGAGATACAACAACCTTTGGCTGCAAAAATTATTATTGATACACTTACAAAAGTTAAGGAATCTACACTTGAAGGTGCGGAATTTGTACAAGAAAAATCAATGAAATTCTGTAAACAACAAGAGTTACAGAAGGTAATGATTAAAGCTCAAAAAATCATCGATACCGGTGAATTTGAGAGTTATGATACATTAGAGGAGATGGTGAGTAAAGCTCTTCAAGTTGGGGAACACGATAAAGGAACTGAGAGTGTTTTTAGTAACTTAGATGATGTTCTAAACGAGGATTATCGTCATCCGATACCAATGGGTATTCCGGGAATTGATAGATTGTTAAAAGGTGGGTTAGCTAAGGGTGAAATTGGTGTTGTTTTAGCACCAACCGGTGTTGGTAAATCAACTTTACTAACAAAAATCTCAAATCACGCATTTAATTTGGGATACAATGTTTTACAAATATTCTTTGAGGATAACCCGAAGATTATTCAACGTAAACACATTACATTGTGGACAAAAATTCATCCAGATGAATTGTCAACAAGAAAAGATGAAGTAATAACCAAAGTTCAAGAAATTAAGGAGAAAATGCCTAATGAATTGATACTTAAAAAACTTCCATCCGATACTGTAACGATGATGCAAATTAAGAATCAAATCAGAAAAATGATTTCTGAAGGAATCAAAATTGATATGGTATTATTGGACTATATTGATTGTGTGGTACCGGATAAAAACTTGGGGGATGAATGGAAATCTGAGGGTTCAGTAATGAGAGGATTCGAGGCAATGTGTCACGAGTTGGATATTGTTGGATGGACTGCGACACAAGGTAACAGAAGTTCAATATCTTCTGATGTAGTAACTACCGACCAAATGGGTGGTTCTATAAAAAAAGCTCAGGTTGGGCACGTAATCATTTCCGTAGCAAAATCTTTACAACAAAAAGAAATGAAACTAGCAACGATTGCAATCACTAAATCCCGTATTGGTGATGATGGTATTGTCTTTGAAAATTGTAAATTTGACAATGGTATGTTAGAGATTGATACAGAAAGTTCGGTAACCTTTTTAGGGCTTGAAGAACAAACTGAAGAAAGAAATAGACAACGAATCAAAGATTTGTTAGAAAAAAGAAAAGAAAAACAACAAACACAAAATTAAAAAAAATGGAAGAAAAAATATTAAAAGAAAATCCGAACCGATTCGTTATTTTCCCTATTGAACATAATGATATATGGGAATTTTACCAACAACATCAGGCCGCATTTTGGACGGCAGAAGAGGTTGATTTATCCAATGACATTAGAGATTGGGAAAATTTAACTGATAATGAAAGATTCTTTGTGAAGAATGTATTGTCATTCTTTGCTGCGTCTGATGGAATTGTTAATGAAAACCTTGCGGAAAACTTCTTAAAAGAAGTACAATATCCGGAGGCTAAATTTTTCTACGGATTCCAACTTATGGCGGAGAATATCCACTCTTTAATGTATTCATTATTAATTGATACTTATATATCAGATGATGATGAGAAAGACGAATGTTTTCACGCAATTGATAAATTACCTGCAGTTCAAAAGAAGGCTAAATGGGCTTTAGATTGGATTGAGAATTCAACTTTCCAAGAAAGATTAATTGCTTTTGCGGCAGTTGAGGGTATCTTCTTCTCAGGTTCATTCTGTTCAATATTTTGGTTGAAATCAAGAGGGATTATGCAAGGATTATGTAATGCTAATTCACTTATCTTTAAAGATGAGAATTTACATTGTGATTTTGCTATTCATTTGGTTAACAATCATTTGGAGAATAAACCAAGTGAAAAAAGAATTAGAGAAATCTTATTATCTGCTTTGGAGATTGAAAAAGAGTTTATTACTGAATCAATACCGGTATCTTTAATTGGTATGAATTCAAACTTGATGAAACAATATCTTGAGTTTGTTACTGATGGTTTATTGGTTAAATTTGGATGTAAAAAACAATTTAACGTAGAACAACCATTTAAGTTTATGGAACAGATAGCTGTTGAAACAAAGGGTAACTTCTTTGAATCAAGAACTATGGAGTACCAAAAGGCTAAATTGGGTGAGTCATTAACATTTACAGAAGATTTTTAATATGATGTCATTAAAGATAAAAAAAAGAGGGGGGGACGAAGTTTCGTTCAACCCCCAAAAAATATACAATAGAGTTAAACGTGCTGCAAGAGGATTAAACGTAAATGCTGATGAGGTATTCATTAAGGTGATTACTTCAGTTCCGACTGAGGGTGTTATTACAACCAAAGAGTTGGATAAGTTAGTTTATGAGATTGCTGCGGCGTATACCGGAAGTCATCACGACTACTCAAGATTAGCGTCTTCAGTGGCGATATCTGCGTATCATAAAGAAACTGATGAAAGTTTCTGTAACACAATGCACACATTACACGTTGATGGTATTATTAACGATAAGTTAATGGAAACTATTGAAAAATATGGTCCTGAAAATATTGATTCTGTAATAAATCACGAGAATGATTACAATTTTGATTATTTTGCGTGGAAATCATTACAAGAAATGTATTTGTTAAAAACTCCGGAAGGTAGAGTAATTGAAAGACCACAACATATGTATATGAGAGTGGCTTTATGGGTTACTAAATCATTTGAAGAGGCGGTTGAATATTATAATTCATTATCAAACCAACTTATTTCTCCTGCAACACCAATTATGATTAATGCGGGAACTAAAACACCTCAACTAGCATCTTGTGTATTGAAATACAATCACGGAGATTCAAGAGAAGGATTATTGCAAACATTCAACGACATTTCAACATATTCATCAGATGCCGCAGGTATTGGATTATGTATGTCTAACGTTCGTAGTAAAGAAAGTCGTATTAATTCATCAGGTGGATTTGCGGGTGGTTTATTAAAATACTTAAAGATTGTTAATGAAGGGTTAAGATTCTTTAATCAACAAGGTAGAAGACCGGGTAGTGCAGCTATCTACATTGAACCTTGGCATAAAGATATCGTAGATTTATTAGACATTAAAAAGAATACAGGTGCTGAGGAGTTAAGAGCAAGAGATTTGTTTACGTCAATATGGTTACCGGACAACTTTATGAATGCGGTTAAAGATAATAAGGATTGGTATTTGTTCTGTCCTAATGATATTATCAAAGCGGGTATCAAACCATTACAGGAAACTTATGGTGATGAGTATGAGGAAAACTACAACAAAGCGGTTGAACTTGGTCTTGGTAAAAAAGTAAAAGCACAAACAATTTGGAATAAAATTATTGAATCTCAGGTTGAAACAGGAGTTCCTTATTTATGTTCTAAAGATAGTGCGAACAGAAAAACTAACCATCAGAACATTGGGGTGATTAAACAATCTAACTTATGTAATGAGATTTACCAATATACTGATGAGAACACCACTGCTATCTGTACGTTATCTTCTATGGTATTGAAAAACTTTATTATTAAAGGTGAGTTTGATTTTAAATTACTTTATAATGAAGTTAGAAAGGTTGTTAGAGCACTTAACAAAGTTGTTGATATCAATAGTTATTCAACCGAACAAGGTAGAAAAGGTGGTTTGGAACAAAGAGCGATTGCGATTGGAACACAAGGTCTTGCTGACGTATTTTACTTAATGGATTACATCTTTACATCTGAAGAGGCAAGAAAGTTAAACAAAGAAATCTTTGAAACAATCTACTTTGCAGCAATCACTGAAAGTATGGAATTATGTAAATCAGGTGAATATAAACCATATAAATTCTTTGAAGGTTCACCAATGTCAAAAGGTATATTCCAATTTGATATGTGGGGGTTAGATTACGAAGGATTAGGAAGAATGTGGGATTGGGATTCACTTAAATTAGAAGTGTCCAACCACGGGGTTTGTAACTCGTTATTTACAGCTCAGATGCCGGTAGCGTCTTCAGCTAAAATCACAGGTTCATTTGAAATGACAGAACCGGCTCACTCGGCATTATTTAATCGTCGTGTAGTTGGGGGAGAAATCTTAATTGTTAACAAATACTTAATTAATGATTTTGAAAAAATTGGTATTTGGTCTGAAGATTTGAAAAATGAGATTATAATGAATGAGGGTTCAATTCAAAACATTAACTTTAATCATTATCTTGATGTTGAAGATAAAAATTACAACAAAAAAGTTAAGAGAATAGAACATTTAATTCCAAAATACAAAACAATTTGGGAAATATCTCAAAGAGAACTTATTGATATGGCGGCAGACAGAGCACCGTTCATTGACCAATCACAATCGATGAATATCTATATGTCTAATCCGACATTATCAAAAATATCATCATCACACTTCCATTCTTGGGGTAAAGGATTAAAAACTCTTTGTTATTATGTTCGAACTAAAGCGATATCAACCGGAGCAAAACACTTGGCGGTCGATATCTCAAAAGTGGGTCAACCAAAACCAATTGAGAAACCAACTGTTGAATTTAATCAAAAACCAAAAGACAGTGAGTTTGAATGTTTTGGGTGTGGTTCTTAATACGAATATAAATCACGGCTTATGTCGTGATTTTTTATTTTAAGGGTATTTATAAAAAATAATTACGACACTATATTTATAGATATGGCAGATGGAAAAACATATGGTATTAATTTCCCTTTTAGGGATTCTTATGATGGAAAGTATTTAGACCTTTCCACAGATAGTACTCAAGAAACAAGAACGGACTTAATACATTTATTATTGACTAGAAAAGGAAGTAGATATTTTTTACCCGATTTTGGTACAAGATTGTATGAATTTATATTTGAACCATTAGATGGTCCTACATTTTCAGACATTGACGCTGAGATTAGAGATGCTGTTGAGGAGTATATTCCGGGAATAACTATTAAAAATATAAGTATAACTGCGGCATCGGATGGTGAAGAAGATAAAGGTACTTATGTTGACCAATACGATACACGTGTTTTCAGAGTACCGGGTATTGGAACTAAAGAACACACTGCGAAAGTAAAAATAGATTATCAAATAAATAATGACGTGTTTAACGCTAGTGATTTTGTAATCCTAAATATTTAAAGAATATGGCAAATAAAAAAATATCGTATACTACGAGAGATTTCCAATCAATTAGAACCGAGTTAATAAACTTTACAAGAACTTATTATCCGGATTTAGTTGACAACTTTAATGATGCGAGTGTATTCTCTGTATTATTAGACCTAAACGCTGCGGTTACCGACAACCTTCAATTCAACATAGATAGAAGTATTCAAGAGACGGTATTACAGTATGCTCAACAAAGGTCATCAGTATTTAACATTGCCAAAACTTATGGATTAAAAGTTCCGGGTCAAAGACCGTCAGTTGCTTTAGTTGATTTTTCAATTACTGTACCGGCTTTTGGTGATAAAGAAGATTTAAGATATTGCGGTATTTTACGTAGAGGTTCTCAAGTAAGTGGTGCCGGTCAAGTATTTGAAACTGTTTATGATATTGATTTTTCTTCACCATCAAACGCGGATGGATTCCCGAATAGATTAAAAATCCCAAATTTTGATTCAAACAATAAGTTATTAAATTATACCATTGTAAAACGTGAGACCATTGTT